GTAGTCCTCGATCTCGTCATCAGAGAAACGCTCCATCAGGCGGTTTGAGGGGCCGTCAAGACTGTTCGCCATAATGTTGAGAAGGTTCGCTAGATGGCGCATCTCTACTTGCCAAGTCTCCCGATTGCTAGACTTCCAGCGGTCGTATTCTTGTTCTTCTTGCTCTTGGGCTATACGAGCCTGATCCCAATAGGGCTGCTCTAACCATGCGTCGTAATTCATACATCCTCCTTTTAAGAAACCTACAAGTAGAATCCTACACTTCTCTACAGACTTGTCAACACGGGTGTAGATTAGGACTTTCCCTAGTGGTATAAATGCTACATGGCATCCCCCACCCAGCGGTCCCTAGAGTACATACGAGAGCAGGGCATGAAGCCTTGGATCTGTGAGTATTGGAACGCCTTCTCCCGCAAGAGGGTTGACCTCTACGGGTGTATAGACCTCCTAGCCATAGGAAACGGGGAGACCTGGGCGGTGCAGACTACCTCTACGGGTGTATCCAGTCGGATACAAAAGATCAGGGAGAGCGAATTTTTTCCCATCATGTTGGAGTCAGGCTGGAGGGTCTTTGTCCACGGCTGGCGTAAGAACGCAAATGGAAGATATGTTCAGCGGGTTGTTGAGTTGACAGCGGAATCGAATATAGAATAGTCTCTGCTCGTTGCGGCTAGGGTAGCTCCCGAATAGGCGGTTTCTCTCCTTTTTCCGTCTGCCGCAACTTCTTAAAAGAGGAGAAGAAAAGGAGAGTTTATGCATTTCTACAGATTCCACATAGGCGACTACAAGTCAGCCACGGCCCATCTATCCAACGAAGAAGACTTAGCGTATCGACGGCTTCTTGATATGTATTACGACACCGAAAAGCCTATCCCACTAGAAACCGACTGGGTTGCAAGACGGATACGAGTAGGTTCCGAGGTGGTTGCTACAGTCCTCCAAGATATGTTTTTGGAGACAGAAAACGGCTGGGTTCACGACCGATGCGACGAGGAAATCCGTGAGTACCATCGCATGGCAGATAGAGCCAGAGCCAATGGCAAGGCAGGGGGCAGACCTAAAAACCCAGTCGGTTCCCAGTCGGAACCCAGTCGAAAGCTAACCAATAACCATAAACCAGTAACCAATAACCAAGTAGATATAAAGCGCACAAGTGCGCCTGTATGTCCAGAAGGCATTTCTTTGCAAGTGTGGAATGACTACCTAGCGGTTAGGAAGGCGAAGCGTAGCCCTCTGACTGCTACGGCTTTAACAGCCATCGAGAAGGAGGCGGGGAAGGCGGGATGGTCTTTAGAGAAGGCATTGAGTGAGTGCGTCTCTAGTGGATGGGTGGGGTTCAAGGCGGAATGGGTAGACAAGTTATCAAACCCGAAGTTATCGTTTGCAGAGAGGGATGAACTTCTCAAGAGGAAGCGGTGGGAGGAAATGACTGGGAGGGAGTTTCCAGAAGGGAACTCGATGTGGACTCCTGGCGCAGATATGGAGTTGCTGAAATGAACCTAAAAGTTATCGAAGCACTTTTCAACAAGATGACGATTGTCTACGGGAACGAGTGGAACAAGAAGTGGGAGGGGATGCCGCTTCAAGAGACCAAGGGGGCCTGGGCATCGGAACTGGCTGGATTCAAAGTCGAACAGATAAAGCACGCCCTGGAGAACTTGCCGGAGCGTCCACCTAATCTCATCCAGTTTAAGGCTTTATGCCAACACGCACCAGTTTATTTTGAAGCGCAGCAGTTGACCTACAGACCACAAGTCAACCAAGAAAAAAGGGCGGCTCTTTTGGCCGCATTAGGAGAATGAATGAGTTGGCTGAAAACAGAACAGCGGCTCTCAGAGCAGTAGCAGACGCTCCTAATGGGTACTACTGTGAAGTCAAGCAACCCAACCGGACTAACGACCAGAACGCTCTGTATTGGAAGGAACTCCAGATCCTCTCTGAGAAATGTGGTCACACTCCAGAGTTATGGCACAGCTTTATGAAGCGCCACTTCCTTAAGTCAGAGGCCGTGGAGATGGCGGGTGAGGTAGTGATACTTCCACCGACTACAACAAAGTTGACCAAGCAAGAGTTCTCGGATTACTTAGAACAGGTTTTTGCGTGGATCGCAGAGAATGTTAAATAAGCTCAACAAGAAAGAGAAAGACCATCTGCTCAGGATTAAAGAGATGGATTGCTCTGTTTGTGGGGCTTCTGGGCCTTCAGAGGCGCACCACATCCGGCAGCACTCTCAGTATCTTTGTATCCCTTTGTGCCCTGACTGTCATCGAGGAAGTGTCAACGGATGGCATGGGCAGAAGCGGATGTGGTCGGTTATGAAAATGGATGAGTTAGATGCACTCGACTCCACAATCAAAACCCTTCTCTCGTGAACTCCACGACGAGAACGACCAACCCGCCAAAGATGCGGTCTGGAGGTTTCTGTTTAATGCCTGGGATTTGAATGTAGAGGAAGGGGATCAATACGGGGTGGATTTGGTATGCGCCAGGAAGGGGGAGACTGTCGGGTTTGTAGAGGTGGAGAGGCGACATAACTGGCAGAATAAGTTCCCTTTTGAGACCCTGCACATCCCGTTTAGGAAAAAGAAGTTCTTTACCCTCTCGAAACCGACCATTCTGTTCTCTGTTAAGGCTGACTTGACAGAAGCCCTCTGGGTAGACAACAATACAATTCTACAATGTCCAGTAGAAAGGAAAGACAATAAGTATATGAAGGGAGAATACTTTTTTGTGATTCCTATTGAAGTATGCGCCAAAGTCATCCTGTAGACGAATTTCTAGTTAACTGGGCGCATTGGTGTGAGTATGGACTCTTAGGCCCTCCTGTCCAAACAAGAGCTGCTTCGGCAGAAGGGAACTATGTCCCCGAACTAGGGGATGTATACGACCCGCCAGAGCCGAGCATCGAGCCAAACGGGTTAGAGGGCGAAAAGATGGAAATGCTAGTTAGGGAACTCCCTAATATGCAGAGGATGGTAGTAAAGGCTAAATTTGTGTCTTACCCGTACCATGGAAATTACACAATTGCCCAAAAGTTAAAGATAAGTACGGACAGGTTTGAGAGTGAATTAAGGAAGGCTAAGGAGGGTTTATGGAGAAGATGGAACAGCGGTCAAGCGAGTGGTTTGCGGCAAGAATCGGTAAGTTAACAGCGAGTAGATGCGATGACGCTTTGGCAACGACAAAGACAGGCGAGTCTGCTTATAGAAAGAAGCTCAAGTTGGAGATTCTTTCTGAGCGTCTTACGGGTCTTGCTACCGTAATACCAGAAACTTTAGCGATGAGGTGGGGGACGGAGAACGAGGGCGTAGCAAGGCTCAAATTCGCCTCTGTGACGGGCTTACAGGTAGAGGAAGATGGCTTCATAGAGCACCCCCTTCTCAAGGGCTTTGGATGCTCTCCTGACGGCCTTACAAGCGATGGTGGGCTGGTAGAGATCAAATGCCCCCAAGGGCCTCGACATATCGAAAACCTCATGTCCGAGAAGATCCCCAAGGAATACATTGCTCAGTTATTGGCGCAGATTTCCTGTACGGGGCGAAAGTTCGTCTACTGGTGTAGTTTTCACCCCATGTTCCCTGAGTCCACCCAAATCAAGATCATCAAGTTCCAGCCATCGGAAGAAGAACTCAACGAGTTTGAGAGCCGGATCTACGAGTTCCTTGAGGAGTTAAACGACATGGAAAGGAAACTGCGTGGGGCTTAGAGAGTTTTTGGAGGCCCTGCTCGACCCAGAGAGGTTGGGGTGGGCTGTTAGTCAGGAAGTCAGAGAAGAAGCGAGGAGGCTCCTTGAAAGTCACTTTAGAAACGGATGATGTCGATGAGGCTCACCAGATGATCCTGGCAATGAATGTCTTGGCAGACCTCGATGACTTTGCTAGGTATCTGCGGGACAAGTTAAAATATGCGGTCGAGGATGTCTCCGTTGTAGAGGAAATCTACGGGGAGTTCTGCGAAGGCGTAGGGAAGCATCTTGAGTAGTTGGCTTATAGCCCTAGTAGGGTTGGTATATCTCTACATAGGAATAGAACAGTATCTAAAGGGAAACAGCCCCCTTGGGATTACCTTTGTTGGCTATGCATTTAGCAACATCGGTCTTTATATGGCTGCACGCTAGGAGGGTTTTATGGGTATCAAGTACGAAGTTATCGCTAACGCTGGGTCATACACCAACAAAGAAGGCGTTGAGAAAAAACGCTGGTTGAAGTGTGGTGTTGTGATGGAAGGCCAGAAGGGTCTCTCGCTGAAACTGGAGTCGATTCCAGTTGGGTCGGACGGGTGGTTTATCCTCTCCGAACCTAGAGAGAAGGACTTCAAAGACGATCTGCCGTTCTAATGATTGTCGATGTCCACCACTTTATGAAGGCGTGTGGGCATGAGCCTAGCCATAAGCTCGTGTCCCTCTATCACGACCTTGTTAACGAGGAAGTTGGTGAACTAGAAGTCGCTCTGGCTGCTTTCAATGCCGCAGAGAACCAAGATGAAGAAATACTCGCAAAGGCGGAAACTTTAGATGCCATCTGCGACTCTATCTGGGTTCTCATCGGTTTAGCCAGGGCGATGGATCTGCCACTCGACTGGGGATGGGACGAAGTGGCAATCACTAACTTTAAGAAAATTGACGCTGAACTCGGGATCGTCCGTAGAGATGAGAATGGGAAGATAATGAAACCGGATCGGTGGGTTCCACCGGACATGGTGCGGATAATTAAAAATTATGAAGCTAGAAATAAAACTTCTGAACTACCTTCAACGCAAGACCTACAAGACTCCTAAAGAGATAGGTGAGTATTTTCTATGCGACCCGACCTATTCTCGGCAGATATGCGAGAAGTTGTTCAGCCAAGGTTTACTAGAGAGACAGAAAGTAAACGGACGAAACTCGTATCGTTCGGTGAGTTTTATGCCACGAGTGACGAAATCAGAATCATCTGTGAACGAGACTCAGAGATAAAACTAGAGGGGATAGCGGAGATGGTGAGCGGCTGGAAAGCCCTCAAGAAAAGGCGGGAGTTCGTGGACTCTTTTGAAAGACGACACGGGGAGTATTTGGGCGGGAAGTTGAAGGAGTTAGTCGCTAAGAAATTCTTTGCGAAATCTTCCTCACAACCCGCTTAATTTTTTGCATTACTGCTTTCTCAAACTCTGCGTCATTGTGTAGTCGTCGATGACAATTAGAGCAGAGCACCACACACTTCTTAATCTCCTCCATAGCGGCCCTAAAACGGCCCTGTCCGGCTAGGTAGTAGACCTTCTTATTACTGGGGTCGTGGACTACATGGTGGAAGTCTAGGGCCTCTGGGCAGTCGTTATAGCCACAGTATTGGCAGCAGAGGGATGCTTTGTAAGCCTTGTATTTGTCTCGGAAGGACTGCTTTTGCTCCGCAGTTCTTTTAATGATGGAGGCTTTGTTTTTCTCGTAATGTCTACGAGACCAAATCTTTTGTTTTTCTGGATCTCTGGTCGGCACTAGAACTCTTTGGGGTCGAATCCAAACTCAGCGCATATCTTACCAGCGTGAGACTTAAACTCTTTGCCGTGTTTGTCCCAGTCCTTAAACCCGTCTTTACAGAGCTTGAGGTGGACTATCTCATGGGCCATCGTCTTGACTAGGGTATCGAGATGCCCGACCTTACACGATGAGATACGGATAACATGGGGTTCGTTCTCGTACTCCCCATAACACTTAGGATCACGAATAACCTGGAACATCACCCTATCTGAGGGAGGCATCCTCCACCCTCTTATCGGGGGAAGTTGTATCAGGGTTTCGTAGACTATCCGGCAACTATCACTCGACAGGCGCATGACGACCCGTGAGCTTCTTTACTGTCTCGGTCTCCCATATCCTCAGAGCCGTCCAGATGATCGTAAAAAGGGCAGCAACGGCTGGGAGAACCTCGGTAAGAGTGCCGACTACAGTCACCACAGAAATGGCATCTACAGCGGTTTTAGCGGTCTCGTGATGACTCATATAAGGCTCTTTCGTCTTTCCGTCTTTTGACTAATCCGTTTAAGACTCTTCCCCCTGCCTTCGTCCACATCATAAACGCTTCCGAGGCCCCTGCATAGTCACCTCGGTTGTGTTTCATTCTTATAGTTGATCTTTGTAGATTACCCAAGCCGACATTGAAACTAAAACTGACAAGCGCATCAAACTGAGACTGAGTAACAACGGGGCATAAACGAAGCACCCCACGCTCAAATCTGGCAAGGTCATCTGCGAGGATCTTGTCAACTTCCTGCGATGATAGAGTCCGGTTCCAGCCGTCGGGAATTGGTAGACTTTTGCGCTGTTCAAATTTAACCCCTATGTGTGACGGGTCGATGACATGACCAACACCAACAGTCCAAAGTAAAGCAGGGCATTGATAAGGACGGAACTTCACGCCCTCATGGTGCTTAATCATCTCTACGCACTCTTTACTTACTTTCACTTCTTATTCCAGGAGCGTGTCCCCATCCAGTACCCAATGATCCCGCTCAACATAGCCATTTCATCTTCGGAGAACACTACATTAGCCATTTTAACTACATCATCCATGTTTTGAATGATTCCAGGCATACTGAAAATGTTCCACGCTATGAACAAATTTATAGCAACTAGTTCCAATACAAATATGTATGTAATGGTTGGCCTTACAGTTCCCACATAATTCACTACCCACTTATCAGCCCTAGACATGACCTTCTCGTCGTGAGCAAGGGCAGCGTTCTGCATCTGGGCTTCGGTCTGCATGGCGACTTGATCTGTGCGGATCTCCTCGACCTTCTGCTGGGCTATGAAGCCTTCACGGGCAAGTGCAAGCTCACGCTCTGTCTGAGCCTGTGCAAGGGCTAATTCATGCTTCTTGTCGGCTTTATCTTGGAAGAAATCAAGGACTCTCGGCAGGCCAGAAATAAGAAGTCCACCCAGCGTAGAAATGAGGGATAGCATTAAAACTTACCTTTCGTGATGATGAGCCAAATAGTCCCAACAATAATCAGGACTAGAAACCCCATAAGAACAGTCATCCAAAACCACAGCAGACACTTCTCTATGAGACTGTCTCTTTCTGCTTCTTCTTGGAGTTGCTTGCGGATTACTGCGGCTCTTGCGGCTTCCCGCTTGTGTCTTGCTTGAACTTGAAACTTCAGCCAATCTTCCCAGAGTCCTGGGCGACCTTGAATAATCATCAGGTCTTTCAGTTCCTGCTCTTTCTTCTTCATTTCCTCAAGAGCGAAGAACTCCTCTAGGTCGCCTCTTTCGCTCTCGGGCTTTTCTTCTATCTTCTTCTGTAAATCGTTCTTAGCGGTGAACCAGTCCATAACCGCCTTACCAGCAGACATGATCTCACCGCTATTCTGTACTGCCTCCTTTATGACAGCGAACGCAGCGTTTGCTGCCATAATTTCTGCAAGCATGATTCATCTTTCTAGGTCTCAAATGCTGTTGCGTTGCTCTGCCAGCATCGCCTGATAAGCCTCAACCACTTCCTCGGTATGCGTAGCCGCACAGATTGCTTGAACCCGTGCATCTTCTTGGCTGTAGTCCTGACCCGGTGCAATGGTGTGCCGATGGTATGAGGTGCTGATGACATTGCCATCTTCAACGATGCGTGTGGCAGTACGAACCTGAACCACACCAACCTCGACCACTTCGATTTTATCTACGACTACTTGTTTCTCTAATGCCATTTTAATTTCCTTTCAAAAGTCCGTCTGCATCGTCCGAGGCAGATAA